ATGTAACTTTGCGTAACAAGCCCTAAACCAATGGCCACCAAGAAAACAAAAAAGCCGAAAGTCGTTAAGAACGCTAAGCCTACACCAAAGAAAAAAGGGAGGCCAACGGACTATAATAATTCTTTGGCCGACAGGATTTGCAATGAGATAAGTACCTCAAATAAAGGACTTTACCACATTTGCAAAGATAATGAAGATTTCCCTCACCCTTCAACTGTTTATGATTGGATTGCAAAGCACAAAATATTTGCCGACAAGTACGCGCGCGCGAGAGAATTACAAGCTGATATGTTTGCTGCTGAGGTTGTTATGATTGCAGATACTCCATGTGAAGGAATTAAAGTAATTTCAAAACCTACGGGTGATGAGATTACAAAGGGCGACATGACCGAACACAGAAGGCTTCAAATGGATGCCCGTAAATGGGCCTCAAGCAAACTAGCCCCCAAAAAATACGGCGACAAAGTACAGACAGAGCATTCGGGTGAAGTAACGGTGAATCAGATTACCGGGATGAAAGTTGATTGATGGAATTACGGTTCAACACCCACGGAAACGAAAAGCAAAAAGAATGTGCCAGGGCATGGTGCGACAATACCGTGATCGACATCGCTTATGGTGGTTCAAAAGGTTCGGCCAAGTCCTTCACAGGATGCTCGTTGATTTTTGGCGATGCCTTCATTTATCCCGAAACGCACTACTTCATTGCTCGTAGGTCCTTGAATGATCTTCGAAAGCATACCATCCCAAGCATTCACGAGGTATTCCAATTGTGGGAGCTCAACGATAAGTACTATAAGTTCAACGCTTCCGATAACTTTTTTACGCTATACAACAAGTCGAAAGTATTCTTGCTTGATGCGAAGTACTTACCTAGCGATCCTCATTTTTATCGTTTTGGATCCATGCAGATGACGCGCGGATGGATTGAAGAAGCAGGAGAGTTTACTCAAGAAGCGAAAGCCAACTTACAAGCCACCGTAGGACGTTGGAAAAACGATGTCTATGGCATCAATGGTAAGATACTACAGACCTGCAACCCTGCCAAGAACTACCTATACAAAGATTACTACAAGCCATTCAAAGAAGGGAGGTTAGAGCCGTGGCGAAGGTTCATCCAAGCACTACCCACCGATAACAAGATGCTCCCCAAAGAGTACCTCGAAAACCTCGATCGTATCTTAAGCCGAAACGAGAAGGAGCGACTTTTGAAAGGTAATTGGGAGTATGACGATAACCCCAATGCGCTGTGTGATTACGATGCTATTCTATCCGTTTTTGAAAATGATCAGGTAAGTGCCGGCACTGAAAAATACCTGACTGCCGATATTGCTCGCTTCGGTTCTGATAAAGCAATCATCTTGATTTGGCATGGATGGAAAGTAATTGAGTACTTCACCTATGAGGTAAGTAAAACTACTGATATTCAAGATTGCATTAATGCTCAACGTGTTAAGCATGGCATTCCGAAGCATCATTGCATTGCCGATGAGGATGGCGTTGGTGGTGGCGTGGTCGATAACTGTGGCATCAAAGGATTTGTGAATAACTCATCCCCTATCGAAGAAAATATTGAAGATGCCGTAAAGAAGGATACCCCGAACTTTAAGAACCTGCAAGCCCAGTGCATCTACTACTTTGCCAAATCAGTCAACAACCATCAGGTATATTTTGAAGCGGAACTACTCGAACGATTCAAGCAAGAGATTATCGAAGAACTAGAAGCCATCGAGTCCTACCGTACCGATAATGAAGGTAAGTTGCAGATACTTCCTAAAGAAAAGGTAAAAGACAAGATCGGGCGATCACCCGATTGGAGGGATGCGCTGATGATGCGTAAGTGGTTTGATCTCAAGCCTGCTAAGAAAGCTGCAAGGTTCAGTTTTTGATAAAATTATTTGTTGCGGATTGTTACGAATTAAACAAATAGTTACATTTACAGCACCATTTAGAAACTCAATACCAATAACATGAAAAAACTCTTAACACTATTTGCCGTACTAGTTACGGTAACATGCTTTACCTCTTGCGATCAGCCAAGCGGATCAAAGAATACAGGCTTCACTTCGCAGTCGGTACCAGGACTATCAGCCGAACGAATCTCAACTACATCTTCGGGTGATATTGTTTACATTGCTCAGGATGCAGGGGACTTTCAAACGGCATTAACACAGGCAGATAACTACCCAATTACAGAGATTAAAATCGGAGCCGATGAACTTACGGGAAAATTCACCTTTAAGGGCTTATTAAAATGTAAGGCGAAGCAACTCGAAATTCATGGAGGTTCAATTAACGGATCACTCACACGTGTACTACCACAAAATCAAAAAGAGGCGGTCGATTCAGCAGGGAATTGGTATCAATACAGGTTTAATGTTCACGATGTTGCATTTACAGGCTCAGGAAGCAACGGGTTAAGCCTTAACTGCACTTATGGAAGTCGAATAAGCAACTGCACCTTTAACGGAAAAGATACTGCCCTCATCGGGATATTCTGTTTAAAAACAGTTGTCGAAAATTGCCTATTCACCAATTCAAAGTATGGTGGCTCGATTTTCATGACAGGCGTTGGTAAATGGCAGGGAGCAGGCGCAAGTACATCAGCATCGAATCATACTTACTATGTTACCAACAGAGTATTCAACGCTCCAGGTGCATTATTTGGGGCTGCCTTCATTGGTGCATCAGGCACGTATATTAACAACTACATAGGTGAAGGAAAATCACCCGTTAACCATATCATTATTGATGATCAGAATTCAACTACTTGTTGGAATGATTACATGTGCAACCTCCACTTGGAAAGTGCAGCAACGGGAGCAGGAATCTTATTGAAGAAGCGACAGGGCATTACACAAATCGTTTCGCCTTATCCACAATATGCCATGACTTTAATCGATGCCCAAAGCTATGCAGGGGCGGTGCAAGTGAACGTGAGTGATTTATGTTGGATTCCTTCGGGTAGCAAGTTCGCATCTACGGGAAATATCCGTTATCGATTCAAAGACTTATACAACACGGTAAGAGCCGATACTTCAACCATGTGGGTCAATGCTAAATTCCCGAATGTACTTTGTCAGGAAAACCTCACAGCATCGGGATTAGTGGTTAAGAATTACGTTAACGGTAAAAGGCAGTAAAAGAATATCGCGAGTTGGAGCAGTGGTCAGCTCAGCAGTTTCATAATCTGCAGGTCGGAGGTTCGAATCCTTCACTCGCTACAAAGACACCAACTTAATAAATCAATACTATGGCAAAGACCAAACAAGTAAAAGTTGAATGCTCGTTAATGACTAAAGGTCGTTTTCGTGATGGCTCAGGTAAGTACTTCTTCAATGTGTATGATGCTGCTACTAACAGCACGATTCATGAAGAACATGGACCATACACCCAACGCTCAAATGCTAAGCGTGGTTGTGAACGCTATTGCGCTGCTAACAATTATAAAATTAGCAGGTGGGTAAAATAAATAAAGGTGATTTCATACGACACCTGAAACTGCAGCTATCAACTTTGCCCGTAAGCAAAAAGCAGCAGCGCAAGATGTGGAAAGAGTTCGCCATGAAAAATAAGTCAATGCTGAAATCATTATGAGCCTACTTCAAGTACTTCCATTAGTCGAAAAGAATATTGATGCGAAAGCGAGATTCAAAGCATGTCTATCATGTCCGGCAAAGCAACAACATCTATTTGCTAATTGGTGTGGCATTCCGATTGTCGGCTCTGACTACATCCATGAAGGAACGTTACGCAAGTTATGTGGATGCGCTTGTAAGCAGAAGGTAAAAGTTGACGAAGAAACATGTCCTTTAAATCGTTGGCCGAAATGAAAGTATTAATCAATCAGCAAGAGTACGACATCGCTACTACTTGGGAGCAAGTATCATTGAGGCAATTCAATGACATGATGCAACACCCAAAAGCAGATTCAGCGAGGCTACTATCAATACTTACGGGTATCGATTACCATACACTCATCAACTATGATTTAACTCAGTTCGATATGAATATTCTCGATCATCTTGAATTCTTAAAGACTGAGCCGAATCTATTCGTAAAGTGGGAACACCGTAAGGTGAAGGTAGGCGAACGATTCGTTGAGTCACCAAATGACATTGAAGTAAAGACATGGTATCAGCGTTCGATGCTCAAGCAAGCCGTTGACAAACACTCGAAGCTAAGCGGTGAGGTGAAGAATAAAGAC